CAGCGATCTGTTCAAATGTTATTACCCGATCTCGATGGAAGTTATTGAGTGATCTCCTTTCATGAAAATACGCAAAAGTCGACACACGGCTGTAAGCCACACCCGCCATCGCATACGCGCTGAACCATTCATTCACGCGTACAGACGGCCCCGCCATCACGCTGAACCAGCGGTTACGCACGGAATCTTCATGCCAGCGGGTATCGCTGTAGCGCGTTTTTTGCTCATCCTCAGCATTGGCATAACTGAAGGACGTAATCAGCCCCAGCGCGTCCGTAAACTCATAACGGTATTTCACGTTAATCCCGTTCAGATCATCACTACCGGGAACGTTCGTCGAGGCATGGAGATACCCCGCGCTCAGCGTGGACTGATGTTCTGCTGCACTCGCTGGCGTAGCAGCGGCGACCTGCCAGACTACTGCGGACAAAATAACAGCACATAATTTACGCATAATTACCTCTCGCTTTTCTGCAATAAAAAAGGCGCCATTTCTGGCGCCCGTATCTGGGTTATAAAATTCAGCTAATCGTGATGCCTGCAGTGGCTTTCTTCATCACCACAACCAGCAAATCGCTGATACTTGCTGTGGGATACCAGTTATTTACCAGCCATGCTGACACCGAAAACTCCAGTGTCATGTGACCGTGACCGGCAGGCATATCAATAACACCACTGTAAATCAGCGTATTATCCAGCGCGGTACGGTTATAAATTTCAGCACCGTTTTTCCGCACTATCAGACGGCATGAGGAGTAAATATCAGTATGCTCTTTCTCATGTTTAGCGCCGCTGAATGCCACCGCCGGAATAACAATCTGCCGGTCAAACGGCTGATCGTCATAAACCCTGACGGTAATGGTTCCTGATGGCCACCGCTCCGGTGCACGGGAGTCCCGGGGGAAAGCTTTGCCCACTGTTTTAACGAGATCGCCTTCAATCTGGTTCGCGGACAATTTTCCCAGAACCCGACAGTTCTCGTTAATCGTGACGTTGTTGAGCGTCCCGGAGTTCGCATTCACGTTACCGCTGATATCGGCATTTTTCGCCGTCAGCCGCCCGTCCGGTGTCAGGGAAAATGCCGGAGGATTACCGCCGCTGGTAATGGTGGGAGCCGTCAGATATTTCAGGAACACTTCATTCATAAATATCTGATCGCCCTGACCAACAAACATCGGCTTTGTGTTGCCATTCGCAGGATTAATCATCGCAATCCTGTCTGCCGCCAGCAGCACCTGACTCTGCATTCCTGCTGGCGTATTCTCAATACCGGCACCGATACCCGCAATATAAAGGCGTCCGTCCTGCATCTGCTGCAGTTTCACGGCCCACATGCTGTTCAGGTTATTATTTGTATCAACCTGAACTTTCTGTATCTGCTGGATTGCCGCACTCTGATTTTCCAGTTTTTTATTGACGGTCTGCGTGATTTCATTGCTGACATTCGTAATGGACGTCCTGATTTCAGCCAGGTCCGGCGCAAGCTGACCGTTATCAATCTGCGTCCACAGCTCCTGGGCCAGATGTGTTTTCCCGATTTCTCCTTTGAAAAAATCCAGGTAACCTTCCGCATCATCGCTCGCCCGACCGACAGCCTCCACGAATGCCGATTTGCCAACAGTATTCACACTGCGGATATAAAAATAATAATCATGGCCCGGTTTGATATTGATACTGGCAGCTATCCAGTACAGCGCCGAGCCAAGATAGCGGGCTGCGGTTTCAACCTGCCTGATATCCGCAATCCGCTTTTCCGAGAACCAGAACTCAAACTGTACCGTCGGGTCATAAACGGCAAGATGTGGCGTTGCGGTTATCTGAAAATAGCCCGGCGTCAGCTCAATCCGCGACGGTGCTGCCGGTGCGGCAATCCGGAAGGTGGTGGTGGCAGGTTCACCCTGCTGGCCATAGCTGTTTATCGCCCGCACCGTCAGGGTGTATTCCCCGAGCGGCAGGCCGCTGAAACGGTGCTCCGTGTCTGCGGTGATGGCGGTGGTCACCAGTCTGGCATCCGTTCCCTTACCACTGGTCAGGCGCAGACTGAAGCGCACACCCTTCACCACCCGCGGCGTGTCCCATTTCGCCTGCGCCAGATACTGGCCGTCAGCTGCGCTCACCTCCACCGTCAGGTGCTGCACTGCCGGTGGGATGACGCTGTTCAGGGAACCTGACTGCGGCTCAAAGCGGGCACCGTTATCCACGATGGCTTCTTTTTCCGGTACGTGCTGCACCGCCGTGATGGCAAAGGTGCCGTCCGTGTTTTCCCGGATGGAGACACAGCGGAACAGGCGACGGCGCAGTGACGGCAGGGAGAGTCCCCACACCCCGTATGTCTCCACACCATCAGGCAGGGTACTGACCTGTATCCGGTCCGGCGCGGGGTGTGCGGTGATGTCCACACTCACCGGCTTACCGCTGCCGTTAATCAGGTTCACCGCCGATGTACCTGTCTCCGGCAGGGTAACCTCACGGTCCAGCGTCAGGGTGCGGGTGGCAGCATCAATGGACAGGACACGTCCGCCGGTCAGGGTCCCGGCATAGTCATTATCACAGATTTCAATAATGTCACCGGGTGTGTGCCGCAGCCCCTGAGACCCGAGCGTGAAATCCACCGTCTGCGTTTCCAGCAGTTCGGTCTTTATCACCCACAGTCCGGCACGGTGGGCCTGACCGCGGCTGGTACAGCCGAACGCGTCCATCTTCAGCAGGTTGCGTCCGTAGCGCAGTATGGCTTCCGGGTCTTCCACCAGTTCCGTGGAGGTCTGCCAGCCGTTCTGCGGGTCGGTGTAATTCACCTCCACCGCCGTGTGCCGGTCCTTCAGGGCACTGAAGCTGTAGCGGAATCCCACGCCGTTATCATCCACCACCACATCGCTGTTGGTGTACGGCCACACCACATCCGACGGGCGGTCCTGAACGAACGTCAGCGTCTGACCGTTCCATACCGGCATACAGCGCATCGCAGAGCAGAAATCACTGAGAACGTCCCACGCCTTACGCTGTTGTGCCAGGTACGCATTAAAGGTCATCCGCGGCTCGGTCCCCCCGAAACCATCCGGGACCGTCTGGTCGCAGTACTGCCCGATGGCATACAGCGCCCACTTGTCCACATCCGCCGCCCCCAGACGTTTTCCCATGCCGTAGCGCGGGTGAGTCAGCATGTCCCACAGACACCAGGCCGGGTTGTTGCTGTATGCCGGTTTCAGACTGCCGTCCCAGATACCACTATACGTGCGTTTTTCCGGGTCATAGTTTGACGGCACCTGGATGATGCGACCGCGGATATGGTAGTTCACCGTCATCTGCTGGCCGCCGAACTGCTCCGCATCCACCTGCAGCCCCACAATGGCCGTGTTCGGGTAGCACTGTTTCACATCGATGATTTCGGTGTATGACGACCACAGCGTCTTATTCTGCAGCTGGTCCGTGGTGCTGTCCGCCGTCTCCCTGACCATCCGGATGTTAAAGGGCCGGGGAGGCAGATTATCCAGAATCACCGAGGCCAGGAACTGTGAGGTGGTCTTGCCGTTAATGGTGACGTCCTTTTCTGTCACCCAGTTACCGTTACGCTGTAACTGAATCAGCAGGCGGACGGATGCCGGGTTACGGTCACCCTTTGAGGTGGTCTCCACCAGTGACTGCACCCCGAAGGTAACCCGCAGGCGGTCAATGTTCGCGGACGTAATGGTGCGCGTCACCGGTTTTGCCTTCGTCACTTCCACGCCCAGTCCGGTTTCAGCTCCGGAGGACTCAAAGCCTTCCGGTGGTGTCTGCTCCTGCTCCCCGGCGCGCCAGACCGCCGTCACACCGTGTATCACGGGATTGCCGTCCGTGTCCGTCAGTGGGGTTTTGTTCACCAGAATACTCTGCAGTCCCTTCACCGGACCTTCTATCGGTCCCTCACCAATCGCATCAATCACGCTCATCATCTGCGTGGATTTGAGATTATCCTTCGCCTCACGAGGCGTGTGTGCCTTACCGCCACCTTTTCCCATACAGCCTTCCCCTGAATAAATTAACCGCCACTTGCCATTCCGTACAGAAGTCGGATATCCTTCGCCCGAAAAGCATGAAACACATTTCTGCCATGCTAAAGAGAAACCCCGGTATCAGCAGATACCGGGGTTTTCTTTCATGCCCACCGATAATCCTGTTGGTTAAAACCGGTAATGGCATAAAAATTCTGAATATCTTCACATTTTCACACACTGACTGTGGCGCTTATAATTTCGCTGCGTTAGTGTTTTTTTGCCCGAGTAACAAAAACAACTCCTTAACATTGATCTTCATTTGTCTGTCCCCGCAGCTCCGCGATCACTGCGGGATTTTTTTATGTTTTATCCCTGTCGCCCGATAACCACGACCGTTCCGCCCCCGCCTTCATCACGGGTGCTGATGTCCTGGGATATACGGCGGGAGCCAACCAGCATTTCCCCGTAAGGCACCGGCATCGGGTTCCCCTGGGCAATCATGTTATCCAGCGAGGAAAAGTACGTGTTCTGTCTGCCGTTATCCGTTGCGCGGTAATCCGGTGTTTTTGCCTTCGGGGCCAGCATCTGGGCCACACCGCCCAGAATCATGCTGGCTCCAAGTGAAAACAGCATCGTGGTGGCAGAAAAACCACCGGCTGCCAGGGCTGAACCCCATAACGCCATTGATGCCCCGGCAGTGAAGAAAGAGCCCACGATGGCTGCCGCCCCCAGCACAATCTGCAGTCCACCCTTTCCGGCCCCGGCCAGTCGCGGCACAATATGGATGACCGTTCCCTCACCCAGCTGTTCGTGAAGACGGGCGTACACCGCCTCCGGTGCCGTGTCATAACCGGCAATACGTATCTGGTACCAGCCTTCGTTCATCTGACGGCGAAAGCCCGGCACCTGTAACGACAGCGCCCGGATGGCTTCCGCTGCCGTGTTCACATACAGGCTGAGGCGGCGGCCAAATCGTTGTAAATCCCCGTGAAGGCAGATGCGTGCCAGTGGCGGTGACGCCAGACAGAATGCGTTCGTCGTTGCCATTTTTCGGAATACCTCTCCCGTTTACTCAGTTGTTCAGGCAGATGGTGAAGCAGCTCACCGTTGCCGCAGTAAATGGCGGCATGGTTCGGTACCGAAGCACCAAAGCAGCACAGCAGAATATCGCCCGCCTGTGCAGAGGACAGGGGCACCCGGTAAAAGCCGGTGACCGCCATATTGTCCAGGTAAAGGTTCTGACCGTTGCGCCACCAGTCATCCTCGCGATGAAAATCCGGCATTTCAGTCCCCGCCAGATGATAAGCATCCCGGAACAGCGTGTAACAGTCCGTCACCCCGTGCTCAAAGCGCCGTCCTGTCAGATGTGGCACACAGCGGAATTTGTGAATGTCACCCCGGCAGACCAGCCACCAGGGCAGTGCGCTTTTTATCTGCAGCCGCCGGTCAGCCTCGCTCAGCCAGGGCAGCCCACCGGGATGACTGTGGACCAGTGCCACAATCTCCCCCTGCATCTCTGCCCGCAGCCAGTCTTCCGGTGCGATACGAAAATACGCCTCCGGCTCTGCAGAAATATTCACACAAGGGATATACCACTCCCCCTCCGACGTGCTTATCACGAAGCCGCACGACTCCGCAGGCGCACACCGCCGGGCATGCGCCAGAATCGCTGATTCAGTCTGTGTCATAAACCGGGATTTACTGCGAAAGTTTATTAATGGAAAGGAAACCGCCAAAATTGCCGACATTCCTGCGCAGTTCACACCCGCGCATGCACTTGCTGCATCTGTCCTTACGGATATCCGTGGTGGGGTTGTCGAACTCATCCGCCACCGCAGGACCGTTATACCCGCATTCATCTCCCCGGTAATCCCACATACAGGTGTTCGCCAGCATGATGCGACCGGGAAACAGCGCCCCATCCGTCTCGGTCGGTGTAGCCAGCACAAACGAGGCCGTCATGGCTGTCAGCTGCGACATCTGCTCCACCACCCAGCGGTCACTCAGCTCCTGCTCCGGGTCCGCCTCCGGATTGCCCGCAACGAAATTCACCGCATCCAGAAAACGGGCATACACCCGGCGGCGGACCACCGTGGCCCCCACCAGACTCTGCAGGTCTTCCGCCATCCCGGTGACCAGACCGAACAGATTGGACACCGTCAGCGACGGTCTGGCACTGCTGCCCTTCCCGCTCATCTCAAAACCGCTGCCGTCAATCGGGTATGCCTGATATTGCCGCCCCTGCCAGGTGACCGGCTCCCCTTTTTCATTCAGCTCATTACAGAAAAAATACCGCTCACCGCCCTGTACCGTCAGGTCGATTTCCCAGAGTACCACCCGCGGTGACTGCTCTGACTTAACCGACTCGTTCAGACTTTCTTCGCGAATATCCTGCATCAGTTCACCACCTGCTCAATCGTACAACTGAAATCACTGTGCCTGGCGTTATCTGTGACGCTCCACTCCCGGCACACCACCCTCACCGTCAGGTTATGTTTCGGCGGTCGCCACAAAAAGGCACGGTAACCACCATGCCACGATAAAAATTCATCCAGCCAGCGCCGGGTTGGTTCATCCGTCACCCGGAACACCGCCTGAAACGTCTTCAGTCTGGCATTAAGTCCCGTCGGTCGGCGCTGTTCATAACCGTCACCAAACCGAACCCTCACCACCGACGGTTTCTCACTCACCTGCATCCCTTCACGCGGGACCAGATGCAGCGTTTTTATCTCAGCCACTCAGCATTCCTCCGTCACGTCGCATGGACAGCATCACCGCCTGCACCCGCTGGTCAATCAGCTGCACAAGACTGCCTGCCGCCTCCGCCCCTATCTGTCCGTTAGCCCCGTCATTCTGAATGGCGATGTGGTAGACCGGGGAATACACCAGACCGGCACTGCCGTTCATACTGCCCACCGCGCGTACGCCCAGCGAGCCATCCGCCGCCCGGGTCAGGGGCATAATGGCTTCAGGTCCGGCTTCCCCCATCAGCCCGGCCCCTTTTGCAAACGCAAAGTACGTGGGCGTGTCCACAATGCTGTTGCTGTACGCACTCAGGTTTGCCGAGGTATACACGCCGCCTTTTGCATTGGCCACCGCACCGCCCAGCCAGTCACCAATGCTGCCAATAAATCCTCCCGCACCGGACATACCGTTTGCCGCCGTCTTAATTCCGTTGACAATCGCAGCATTCATAAGAACTTTTGAGATTTCCTGCAGTACGGATGAGGCCCAGTTGCGCCATTCCACTTTGTTTCCGTTCAGCATCTCCGTGATGTTATTCACCATCCCTGAGATACCCTCCGTCGCAAGCTGTGCTGCCTGTGAGGCGTAATCGGATGCATTGTCCACCCAGTTACTGAGCCCCTCCTGCAAGCCTTTCTGCCAGTCCGCACGCTGCGCATCCGATTCGGCATAAAAGGCTGCCTGGTCCTTAAGGCGTTCGCTCAGATACTGCGCGTTCTGTGCCCGTGCCTGTCTGTAAAAATCCTCACTGATATCCCCGGTCTGATACTGAGACTGAAGGTCCGCATCCTTCTGGCGGAAGCTGTCACGGATCTGCTGCAACTCCCGCATGCGTTCCCTGGCTCGTTCTCCCTGCCCGTATCCCAGCAGTTCGGCTTCATTTGATGCACGCGCAGCCACATTATCATTCTTCAGGGTCTCTTCCCGGGATCGCAACTGTTCCCGGATTTTTTGCTGGTCAATCAGGGCCGCGTTACGCAGCAGTTCCTGCTTCTGCATCTCCGTCAGGGTTTTCAGTTCGCCCTGCGCAGTCTGGTACTTCAGCTTCGCCAGCTCTGTATTCTGACCCGCCAGTGCCAGTTGCTCTTTCTGCTGCTTCAGTAGCCGGGAAAAACTGTCTTCCGCTTTTTCCGTCTCTGATTTTCCACCCCGGGATTTAGGTTTGTTCGCCTCGTTATTACGCCAGGCTTCCAGAGCATTACTGATATAACGCTGTCTCGCCTCCTGATACGAATCCCCCACAAAACCAAGGTCATCCGCCGCATACCCCAGCCGGGCACGCTCTTTTTCCTCCCCCTTCAGTCGGGACAGGGCCAGCTCACGTTCTGTTTTTGTCAGGGCGCTCTGCTGTTTATCATCCAGGGTGGCCTGCGGCAGCCGTAACGGTACATTCACCAGTCCCTGACGCTGCTGAAGCAGTTCATTCCCCAGCCCCAGCAGACGGTTGAATTCCGTATGCTGACCGTTCATAACCAGCATGGACTGGTACACCTTATTCTGCTCTGCCGCCTGCTGACGAATTAACGCCACACGACGGTCTTCCAGCCCGGCAAGCACATCCTGAATGGACTGCGCTTTTTCCTGCATCTGTGCCAGACGGGACTGCTCAACGGCAAGCTGCTCTGTTGCCTGAGAAAGCCCTTCCGTCACGGTCTTCACCGATGTCAGATGGTTTATCATGAATCCGTCACCGGTTGTCCAGCCAGGGTTAGCCAGAACATACTGATATCCAGCGATTTTTTCCTGCAGGGATTTCACCCGGCTGGCCTGTTCATCAATCAGCCGGTTCTGCTCTGCCAGCGCCGCCCGTGTTCGTCCTTCATTATCTGAGGCTTCAGGCAAAGACATTGACGGCGTTTTATGCGCGATTTCATCTATCGTCAGTGCATACTGGCGCGCTGACTCCCTGGCCTGCTCCTGATTCTGGTACAGCGTATACCATGCTGCTGCCCCCAGCATCACCAGTCCGGGTACGCCACCAACCAGTCCCAACGCACCAGTCATCAGACGTGAGCCCACCGCCGTTGTACTGTTCAGCTCATTCTGGGCTGCGGTTCTGGCAGCAATATTTCTGTTCAGGCGTTCCTGTGTGGCCGCCAGACGGGCTTCTGCAGCAATCTGCATCTCCGTCCCGCGGGCTGCCGCCACAGCCTGCTGTGCACGGTACACGGCTGCCCTTGCCCGCGCCGTGGCAATCTGCGTCCCCCTGAGCTGTGCTTCCGCCAGTGCCACTTCATTACGTGCTGCCGTCACAAGTCCTGCCGTGGCAGACACCGCTCCGGAGGCCATATTGCCAAAGTACCGGGCAACCCCGACGGCAACCAGCGCCCCCGCGGCTGTTGCCACATTATCAATATTACCGGCAACACCGTTCAGCACGCCGGAGAGCGTTTTCGTCGCTCCGCTGGCTTCATTCGCGCCACCCACCCAGGCCATAAAGGCGTTTTCCACCTTTGTGATCCCGTCAGAGACCGTTTCCGGCATGGCGGCATATTCATCACGCAATACCCCCAGCTGGCTGATTAACGCAGGAACGACTTTATCCGCCGTCAGTTTGCCGTCGTCCGCCATCGCCTTAAGGTCTTTACGGGCCACGCCCATACCCGCAGCCAGTGCACGTACGATCCGGTCTCCGCTTTCATTGACCGAATTAAATTCCTCACCGCGTAACACACCCTGTGCCAGCGCCTGGCTGAACTGGGTGATCACCGAGCCCGCCTCTGCCGTACTGGCACCGGAGATTTTCAGCCCCGTGGAAATGGCCTCCGTCACCTTCAGCACATCATCAGCACTGTAACCATATTCACGCATTGAGGCTGCCGAGCGGGCAAACAGGGCCGCATTATCTGAAAATGCCGTGCCCGTCCGCTGGCTGATATCCATCAGCACTTTCTGTGATGACGAAAATTCATCGGATGACTGCGACGCCTGTTTCAGTCGGGCATTCACGGAACTCCATTCATCGGCCAGAGAAATCAGGTGTCCGGTGGCAAAGGCACCTGCAAATGCCCCCGCCGTTCCGGCAGCTGAAGCGCGGATTTCCGTCAACTGGCTGTTCAGCTCAGCCAGGGCGCGTCGCTGCACCCGGGCGACTGCGGCAGCCTGACGCCCGCCATTCTGCAGGGTCCGGTAATATTCACTGCCCATGCGGGAAGCCCGCTGGATCTCCGACTGGAATGACTGCGAATTTGCCGAAATTTTGATAATCAGTTCACGTAACGTCGCCATTCACCTTTCTCCGGGCGTAAAAAAACCGCCTCAGCGGTTCTCATCATTCATGACTGTGCTGCGAAGCTCAGCGCGTCTTCCAGCGCCGCAAACGGATCCACCTCCGGCTTATCCTCATCCTCGCCCCAGCAGAGCATGGCGTCCTTCAGTGCAACATTCATCCCCTGTGCCCCAAAAACCGCTTTCACGATCTGTGCATTACGGATATCCCCGCGCTCATCACCCAGCGGGGATACCCTGTCGAACTCCATCCACATCATCGCCTCGCTCACACTCAGGCTGTGCCGCAGTTCGGATAAGGTGCGCCCCAGACGGAGCGCAAGTCGCATCAGAAAGCGAATTTCCGGGCGGGCTACTTTTTTCTGGCCGACTCTGCATCAGCGATCAGTTCCAGTGCCTGACGCAGCAACCGGGCATGTACCGGACCATAGACGGCCAGCACCTGCTCACGGTCGTCCGGAGCGAACACCCGCTGCAGATCCGTATCACACAGGACATCGCAGAACAGCGTCACATCCGCTTCTAGGTTACGGCGGGTTTTCGCCACCACCGACAGGGTATCGTCATCCTCTCCATCACCATTGAGCACTTCCTGCCACAGATACCAGGCCTCTGCCGAAGGCTCCCGCAGCACCACGCTGACATTACCCCATTCCGGCACCTTCACCGTTTTATGACGAAACCCTGACAGTCTGGCCAGCGCCAGCGTTTTCAGATCCTTTTTCATGATGACCCATCCCCTTATCCGGCGGCTGCGCTCACTGTCACGGTGCATTCAACAGACGTCACACTCTGTGCTTTCTCTGCCGAATCGGTCACCACGCAGGTATATTTCCCCGCATCAGCGGACTGCGCACCTGGCTTACTGAAGGTGTCTGTCGTCTGCCCGTCAACCGGCTGACCATCCTTCTTCCAGGCGTATTTATACGGCGGCGTTCCCCCGTTGGCACTGACTGACATTGTCAGCAGCGCACCTGTATTCACGGTAAGTGTTTTATCCAGATTTTTCACAAACGCCAGCGGTACCACAAAGGACACCGGTTTGCCTTTCATACGCAGTGAAAACGTTGCTGCCACCACGCCGTTGGTACCGGATGACCAGGTGTGCTGACGCACTTCCGCCAGGAACTTAAAGCCCTTACCGGACGGAAACAGCACCTTAAACGCATACAACGCGTCATTGTCATAGGCATCACGCAGGGCGTTCTGGGCCTGATTCAGATAAAAATTACCCGACATGGAAATCTCAGACGACGCCCCCAGACCGTTGATGTTCTCCTGCTCGGTGGAGCAGAGCGTGGTCACATCAATATCCTGTTTCTGACCAGCGGTGAACTGGACTTCCTTGATGGTGCAGTCCAGGCGCAGATATTCCGCCTTATCCATAGTTTCAGCAGTCGCCGGGGCAGATGAAATCATCACCTGCGTCAGCTGTGAGCGTTCATACAAAGCAGACATTCTGCCTCCTGATAATAAAAAACCCGCACGCGGCGGGGTATGGGTTTTGTAGAAAAAAAGAAAAAGTCACACCGTGACCTGAAACTCCAGGGTTGCACGGTAACAGCGGTTTTCCGGAATATAGTCCTGCATTTCACTGACGGATCCCGGGGCCAGCAGCATTATGGCTTCACGGGCGTCCTGACGTATCTGACGCGCCTGCGTCACAGTCCCGGCATAAACGTCTATCTGCACCGACACTGAGGACTCCGCCTGCCCGCCCATCACGTCCGCAGACACCGATGAAATCAGGCTGAAAACCACCCACGGAAGCGCCACCGACGGCCTGCCATCCAGCAGGGGGACCACATACGGGTACACCTGCCCGCCGGCAAGATGCGCCAGATGAGGATACAAATCCGCCTCCGTCATCGTCTCAGTACCTCATCAATGGCCCGGTTCATCCGCGCAATCGCCACCTGAGCTGCCTGTTCACTGCGCACATCAAACGCCGGGCGCACAAACGGGTGCGGTGGCATATTCACGGTCCCCATTTCCACAAACCGCCAGTAGAAAGCATTGCGCGGGTTATCCGCCTTCATGGTGTTATCGCTGTTACCGGTGTCCGGATTAACACCACGGATATGGACACCGGATTCCATCCCGCCATCGCGGGAGCGCCGGGAAAGGACCACCACATTGCGGCGCAGTTTTCCCCTGCGTACCGGTGCCCGTGACACCACTTCTTCTTTCAGCACATTCGCACCCGCACGGGTTGCCTCACGCAGCACCCGGTTATTTTCCGCACCACTCAGAAGCTGCAAATCGCGGCTGATGTCCTCCAGCCCCGAAAAATCCAGCAGGGTTTCGATCATTTTTCCCCTCCCAGCCGACAGAGAATTTCCAGACGCCCGCCGGTCGCATCCGGCACGGGCAGCCCGACAACGTTCAGGATCCGGTCACGCCATGGACCACTCAGCACATGAAGTCGTGACGCTGCCGTGATTTCCCGACCGGACTGACCGCGCACCCAGATGCGGATTTCCGCCTGCGCCATTTCCGCACCGGACTGCATCCGCTCCCGGCTGCTCCTGCCTCGGATATCCGCATGAATTTTCCCGCATGACACCCATTCTTCCGTCATTTCTCCGGCAGCGTTACGGGTTAACACCGGGTTCAGAACACTTATCATCTGTGTCAGACGACCTGCAGATATTGCCATTCCCCCTCCTCATAACACCGTCGGACAACGCAAATCGTAAATCAGCACGGAAACAGAAAACGGCAGCTCCCCCTGAAGCAGTTCTTCCCGCTCCGCAAGATCCGGATTCCGGTACAGCATCCCGGTCAGTCGCATGGCAGCCCCCTTCATCCGGGTTAATGCCTCGCCCGGGATCAGTTCACCGTCCTCACGGATCACTTTATCCCGGCTGCCCTGAATGTAGGCCAGCAGCACGGCGGTAGCCTGACGAACCTTGTCCATCAGCATGTCATCATCCGCGTCATGGTCGACACGCAGATGTGCCTTGATCTCTTCCAGTGTCAGTAATGCCGTCATTTTCCGCCTCCTGCATCCCGCCCACGTTTTGCAGCCAGGGTCCAGGCTGATGAATGAGCTTCTCCGGGTTTATCTTCGGTCATACTGTTGCAGTGCCACAGCGAGCCCCCCCACGTCACCGTATCGCCGGGGTGGTAGGTTTCACCGGCTCTGAACACACCGCGGTAGAGCATCACCGGCAGGGAAAATGTTTTTTCCGTACGCTGGCCACTGCTCTGCCGGACCACCACAGAGAACAACCGCTCACCCGTCATGCTGACGTCAATATCCGCCACCCCGTCAACCAGGCATTCCCATCCCCGCATCCCGTGCGTTTTTTCATACGCCCGCCAGAGTCCGCCCTGGTGTGTGGCATACGTGCCCCGGGGAAAGGATTTTTGATCGTCAATGGCGGGGAGTATTTCCAGAGCCGTGGCATCACGCCCGTCCTGCGGAGCCGGCAGGGCACTCACCGCATCCAGAACCGCCTTCTGCAGAACATCCGGATCGTAGTCACGACCATCACGCGGAACATGAATATGGCTTACCGCCTCCTTCACCATCTGTTCAAGCATCGGACGCACATCATCCGGGGTGAGACTTTTACCGTCTGCCGGCTGCGGAATATTTGCGACCGCATCATTCACCGCCTTCTGCAGAACATCGGGATCATAGTCACGACCGTCGCGCGGAACAGGGATATGGCTTACAGCCTCCTTCACCATCTGTTCAAGCATCGGACGCACATCATCCGGGGTGAGACTTTTACCGTCCGCCGGCTGCGGAATATTTGCGACCGCATCATTCACCGCCTTCTGCAGTACTTCCGGATCGTAGTCACGACCATCACGCGGAACAGGGATATGGCTTACAGCCTCCTTCACCATCTGTTCAAGCATCGGACGCACATCATCCGGGGTGAGACTTTTACCGTCCGCCGGCTGCGGAATATTTGCGACCGCATCATTCACCGCCTGCTGCAGTACATCCGGATCATAATCACGACCATCACGCGGTACCGGAATGGCCCCCACAGCGTCATCCACCATCGCCTGCAGAACCGGACGCACCTCATCCACCGTCACATGCTTCTGTAATACCGCCGACAGGGAAGTCAGTTTCTCTTCAAACGCTTGTGCCTGCGAGGCCATCTTCCCCTCAAATGTGCGCTGTAAATCCGCCAGCACTGTGGAGAATTCTTCTCCCAGTGCACGAATAATGGACAGTTCCCGTTCCGTCATTTTCTCAGTATCCCCCCTGAACATCGCTTTCACCGCATCATGCTCTGTTTCACTGATTGCCTTATTACCGTCAGATGCGCCGTCAGGCAGCTGTGATGAAACTGTTTTCCCGGCAGACGCGAACGGATCCTCACGGGCATCACGACGGGACAGCGCCTCCAGACTGTAGTTCTGCTGCTGAAGATACAGTGCATCACCGCCGGCCAGGGGCGGCAGGTTCTCCCGTTTACGGGCCTCATTGGGCGTGAGAAGCGTATTTTTCACCGCATCCCCCAGCGTTTTCATGCGCCGCTCACTGTCCATTCTCAGCAGCGTGGTGACATCAAATTCTGTACTCTCGTTTTCCCCCGTTTCCAGCGCCTCATCCAGTAACAGTTCAATGGACTCAATCAGCGTCTGCAGGCACTGGGAATAATACTGCTGCTCCAGCGCCTCCACGTTGTCACTGGAAGGCGGTTGTCCCACGCCAATCTTGTAGGCCGGGACACGGAACACCGAACAGACAATTTCAGCGGTCATCTTCAGTTGTTCCACCGTCTGCGCATCCACAGGTGAAAACGTCGTGGGGTTGTATTTTGCCCCGTTGCTCAGAATGGCCGTTTTCCCCGCATTTTCGCCTGTATACCCGCTGTCCCAGTTGCTCTTCAGTTTTTTCGCATTTTCTTCCGTAATACTGCCGGGGATCTCAATCACCCCGGACGGCCTGCCGCCATTTCTGAAAAAAGACGTCGAATTTTCCTGAATATGATGCCCCTGCGTGGCCGCCAGCCCGGCGGCATACACCGGCGGCAATCCTATAAGCGGATGAAAAAAACAGTTAAACCGGTCGTGGATCACTTCCCGGGCAGGCACCGTCACCGCCTCCGTGATCCCGCAGTTCCGGTCCGGCGTGATGCGGTAGAACACCTCGCCGTCATCCGCCACCAGAGGTTCAACCCGGCTCCAGTCCAGAATACGCAGTTCTTTGATCTGCCCCCGGGCATTACGGATTTTCAGCACCACCGTATTGCCATGACGCAGTTTGGCGTTCAGCCACAGTTCAAAAAACTGGATGCGGTTCTGCTGGGCGTTGGGACGACGACAGAGGCGGGCAATATCCCCCCGGCGCGTTTCCCTGCGTATCCCATGCGCATCCGTCTGCATAAGACGCAGCCGCATTTTGGCGATATCCTGGGATATCAGCGAAATACATGCAAACACCGCATGAAAGGAGAGGACGGCTTCAGGATCGGCTTTCACGCCCTGCTGCCAGGCGCCGGAAAAGGGCTCAGCCACCGCCTGAAACAGGCTGGTCCAGCCCGCCTCTCTTACGTCACGTCCTGATTTCTGGTTTTTTCGGGTTCGCCGTAAAAGGTTCCACATTCGCCATGCTCCGCATCACGTTTCTTTTTCTGACCTGCCGGACGTCGCACCGTGATGTACTCCGCCTTTCCCAGGCGAACCAGCACCTCCGCACACGGCTGTGCCACATCACGGATATCCCCGGCCCGGGCATCATGCGTGCCCTGCAGATATCGGATCTTTGCCATAACCTGTTACGGGAGGCGCACGCCTCCCGTCCTCCTTATCAGACTCAGCCGCCGGACGCACTGCCGTAGTTCACTCCGGTGATCACCGCCACCGCCGCAGTACGGCGACGACGCCAGTTGATCCAGCGCTCCGCACGGATGGCCACGCTGCCTGTCTGGAACATGGAAACCAGCTCCACCGGGGACGGCGTGGTACTGTCGCCGGTCGGCTCAGACTGCATTTCCAGTGATGCCTCGCGGGACATATCCACTGCCACGCCGCCGTCATCCGCCAGATAAATATCCGGGGCATTCACCAGCACCAGCTGGTCACCCACGTACTGGGAGACAATCACCGGCAGCCCCTGGAAGGAGCCACCCAGCAGGGTCATGTCCGGGTATTCCTTCTGACCCAGCGCATTTTTACGCATGGACAGTGCCAGGGCATTGGTGCTGGACATCAGCCAGACCGCACCGGTGGGCTGCAGGTTTGCTGCCACAAACTGTCCAAACGCAGCCTCTGCATCCGCATCCGGGTTACCGGTTGATGCCGTGCCCTTCACATCATGGGTGATGGACGCCGGGGAGACATCTGCCACTGCGGCTTTTTTCGGGTCCACAAAGTCTGTATCCAGACGCGCCACCACCGCTTCCGCCAGCGCATTACGGACCAGTGCATCAGCAGCCGGACTGGAAAAACGGATCAATTCTTCCGTCAGTACCGCAATGGCCGACACCTTCGCATGACTGAAGGTGATGGATTCAAAATCAAACTTCGTCAGGGGTTTTGCCTTACCCTCACCCACCCAGCCGGCAGCACCGCCGGACACCTGGGCGTGCACACGGATATTGAATGGCACCTGACGAAGTGCAGGGATCCCGCCCTGACCAAATCGCCCGATAATGGTCTGCGGACGCAGGTAATCAATAAAGTCCTGTGCGTATTCCTGATATTCAGACAGGCTGCCTGCCCACTGCGGATCCGTGGTGGTCCCCGCGCCCACTGCCGATTTCAGGACATGATGCAGACGACTGTCATCCGGATACTGACGACGGGCCACTTCCAGGGCTTCAGATCGGACGCCTTTAGCCGCAGCCAGCGATTTGGCAAAGCGGGCGAAGCCAATCCCCTTATCCAGTTTCTGCTCCACACGGATCACCGGCGCAGAAGCCACCGCGGCCACATTCCCGTTACCGGCCTGTTTCACCGGCTGCGCCGTGGCGGCCTTACCGGCTTCCAGTTCACGCAGGCGCTTCAGGTGCGCATCCACCTGACGGATTTCCGCTGCGGTGTTGTCGTAATGCTCTTCCTCCTCCACATCCAGCGTGCGCCCTTCCTCTGCGGCTTTGGTCATGACCTCCTCAAGGGAGGCTGCCAGCGCTGCACGCTTGTTTTCAAAACTTTTAATCTGTTCGCCAATATTCATTATGGTCTTTTCCTTATGAAAAACGGTTGTTGACTGTGCCGCAGCGCCGGCAGAAGATGCGATTTTCACCACCGGTTTCCGGTTGCCGGACGCGGCAGAAAACGGGCGGTCGTAAGATTTAATGGTCCGGATGGTGCATTCCGCATTCGCGGGCACGGTGACGGCAGACACCTCCATCAGTTCCCAGCGCAGAAAATGCAGTCCGCCTCCGTCCAGAAAGGTGTATTCATGGGGACGGAAGCCCACGGACAGCCCCCTGACCAGCCCGGTCTTAATGGCCGCCCAGACCTCATCCAGCCGGGCAGCCAGTTGCGACGGCATATCCGGTACGGGCTTCACCAGTGTTGCCGTGATTTCCAGCCCTTCGCTGACCCGGCGCACCGTACACTGCCCCACCGGGCGGGAATGGTCATGCTGCCAGAGAAACGGGATCGCACTGCCAAACTCCGCGCCCTCCGGCTCCAGGATGTCACCATCCCGATCCGGAGAAGGCGTTGACGCAATCCCGGTGATCACCCGTTCATCCTCACTGAAGGATTTCACCGTCAGCAGGGAACAGGCCCGTTTAAGAGTCACATCAGCCTCCTGAAAATAAAAAAACCGCCGGAGCGGTTCGTGATGGTTACAGTGTGAACAGGGTTATATGAAAAAAACCGCATATTCTTTCTTTTTCGGTTCCGGGTTAAGGGACATCAGGGAGACCGCATTGAACAGCGCCATCAGCGGGTCAATTTTTCCCCGTCCACTGGCCTGTTTGGTGATAAGAATGGCGTTACCTTTAGGCTCCACCCGGGCATTGCCGACACACCAGGCCATCAGGGGCTGGTCACCATGCACCAGCACCCCTTCAGCCAGTTTGCGCTCGGTGGTTTTAATGGCCCCGCCCAGTTTCCAGCCCTGGCTTATCCCCACCACAATTCCGTCGGGGATCCCGGCTTCCGCCAGTGAATCCAGAATCTGCCCCACCCCTGACGGGTCAATACCGATATGGTCCAGTAACTCAGCCTCATGAATGCGACGCACATATTCCGCCACTTCCGCCGTGTCATCCCCGACACGCCGGACAATGGTCATATCTCCACAGGCAACAAGATCCTGAAACCGGGACGCCTCGCTCTTCCGTCGGACCACCGCGGTTTCATGCGCCCAGGCATGGCCCCAGCCCAGCCATTCGCGGGTCTCCCGGTCACGCCCAATCACATACATCCCCAGCAGATCATCCAGCCCTCCGCCGTCAATCCCCACCGTCACCACATCAGCACGACGCAGGATATCGTCCAGGCTGATACAACGGCCCTGCTCTTCCCAGAAATCAGCCCCCGCCCAGCGGTCAGAGCGCAGGGCAAGACCAATTTCCACATTGGCGTGTTTTGACATGAACCCCCGGAATGTCTCTTCACCGGCTTCCCGGGCTTTACGGTACTCCCGGTACAGAAAGGCCTCATCCACTGAATAGCCGAGATTCGGATTGACCATGGCGAGGTTTTCCATCAGCAGGTTAGTCCCGCTTTCCACCATTTCAGGAGGGTGTTCAAATATCACCGGCAGAAAGTGCGGATCATGAATTTTGCCGTCGCGCACATCCCGGGCGTACTGCAGTTTCTGTCTGAACACCCCGGCGGGCGGTTCATTCGACTGGGTGGTCGTATACACCACAAACCCTTCCGGGCGGGAGGCAAGGCCGCCTATGGCTTCACGTAACATGTCCTCCGCCTTGCACTGCTTGCCAAACAGCCACAACTCATCAATCAGCGTACCCACGGACTTGATACCGGACACCGTATTCGGATCGGCTGCCACCACCTTCAGGGTGGTGTCCGTCACTCGGTGGGTGATGGTCCGGATATGGGTCTGTACCTGGCAGAGGTCATCCAGATCATCGTCACGTCGTACCATATCCCGGGCAGGGTTGAAGGCGTTGGCCGCCACCTCCACAGTCGGGGCCAGAATCGTGTAACCCGCCGCCTGCCGCCAGTTCAGTAACAGTGCAGTCATCATGATCCCCGCGGCCAGCGTGGACTTCGAGTTTTTCTTGGGGATAAGGATAAAAACTTCCTTGATATGGCGTACACCGGTCTGCGCATCGTAGGAGCCAAACAGGGCCGCCACCAGGTCAAACACCCACGGTGCACAGGACTCCCCGAACGTAGGGCTACCAGGTGCATCCACAATCCGCAGTTGTTTAAAAATCGCCAGGGCATGTGCGGCCTCGTCCGGATAAATCGGATCCGGAATAATCGACAGCCCCTTTTTCAGGCGCTCTGCCCAGTCCGGGCAGGCTGTGCTCCATACAGGTATCATCCGTTGCCCTCATTATCGTTATTCACCACCAGTCGGGGGGGCGGTGGCACCGCAAAACGGTTAGCCGCTTTTTTCGCGGCATCACCTTTTGCCGATTTTTTCCCGGTATCCCCTTTTTTATGGTGCGTGAACTGCGCCAGACGCCAGGCCGCATCCAGTGCCAGTTTCGGATCAATGCAGAGGTTTTCCACCAGGATCCGCCCCATGGCTTTCACCGGATCGGGAAGACCATCCTCCATATATTCAATACCAGGAGACATCACCGCGGACGGTGGCATCTCCAGATTGTTTTCGTCCGGCTGTGGTATTGCAGCCGCCTCACGGCGACGGGGTTTATCCTCCTGCTCTGATTTTTTCTGCCGGTAAACAGGAACCTCATCCACCTCCACCGTCTCGCATTGTTTACGGGCTATAAACGCAAGCACCTCAGGATCTTTTGCCAGCTGCGAGCCTTTAACCCTGGCGGTCTTCGCCGAATAACCGGCGGCAATGGCTGACGCTGTTTTGTTTTTCCCGGACATGAGCGCCAGCGCAAATTTTCGTTTTTGCGTTGTCAGCACAGCCTCCTCCCGGGTCCAGAACGCACTCAGCCGGGTATGGTTCAGCCCATTTTTCCCGGCGTCTCATGCCGCAAATGTTAACTGCTGCCTGGTTAACATTTGCTGAAAAAGCCTGTTAACATTTTTTCCGCACAACAAACTGAATAATAAAGATAAAAACCGCAAAAATGCCCGGGCAGCCAGTTAACATGTTAACTGCCCTGAAACGGGAATTTTTTCTCTGCGTGAGAGGGGGCGCGGTGTCCAAAGCGATCGTTTTTTACGCCGGATGATACCCCCCCCGGGTTGGGTTACAGTCCGATGATGTCGTCCTCTCTGCCACTACCTCCGGACACCTCCGGCAGCGTCGGGTCCGGCATACCACTCGCCGCTTCACGAGCAGACTTTTGTCGATGGCATTCGGCACAGAGCGTCCAAAGATTCGTCTCCTCATTACCACCACCGAACTGAAGTGCAATTCGGTGATCGAGTTCACTGTCACAGAGGTCAACCACACGACCACAGATACAGCACTGCCCGGCGTCCCTCAGCCAGATATGACGCTTGAGGGAAACACGTGCACTGCCACTGACACGACGCTGCTCCCCCTTCAGAATATTCACCCGTCGGGTATTCAGTGTTTTGATTCTGCTCTGGAGTGTACGAAGCTCAGCCATGTAAAATCCCCGTCATATGGCAATCAGTAAAGGAAATAAATATGTCATCGAAAAACCGGACCCGCAGAACCACAACCCGCAATATCCGTTTCCCCAATCACATAATTGAACAGATCAACATCGCCCTTGAGCATAAAGGGTCCGGTAACTTTTCAGCGTGGGTTATTGAAGCCTGCAGGAGAAGGCTGGCAACAGATGCAACGCATCTGCGCCCGGCCAGCATGACAAATAACGAGAAATGAACGTTCGGTTTCTTCCACCATCGCACCGGACAGGCGACTATGAGGGGACAACGCCGCGCTCCGTTAACGCGGTAAACCCCGGTGTGTATCGTTTTTGATTATCCCCGCACACTCGCGCAGAGGAGTCTCCCTGTCGGGCTGCGGTCTCTGTTAATGCAGGAATACGGCGACAATACCGCGCATGGATAATAAGGTCGCTCAACACACTGGCTGTAATACCATGCGGCATTTAGCGGCATTCATCGTACACTCCACGGTTAGCTCTTCATTCGTGGCATTCACCTGAAAGGTCCGGGAGTGTAATTGCGTACATTTACCACTGAACGAACCTTCAACAAGAACACGACCACGCTGCAAAATACGGAACGGAATTGTTCCCTGAAAAGGTTCTACGGTTACCCGTAATTTCTTCATGTATCCTCCGGATAATAAAAAGCCAGCTTAGTGCACTGAGTGCGGATATATTCCTGCGCCCCTTCCAGCTGCTTCTGCATTGTCATCAACCGTTCTCTGAGGATGAAATAATCCCGTTCAGCGGTGTCTGCCAGTCGGGGGCCGGTTGCATTATCCACGCTGGAGGTGCCGGTGGCTTCACGCACGGTACCGGGGCAGGTGGCGTTGACCCGCAGGCGCTTACGACCAGCGGCAACATCAGCGCGCAGAGTTTCATTTTCAGCTCTCGCATCGGCTAATTCCTTCGTGTATCTGGCATCAAGCGCAGCGACATCTCGCTGGCGCTGCTGCATGTCAGTAATAGTGGCATTCGCCAGTTTCAGCTCACTGACTTTTTTATCGCGCTGCGCTTTGTAGGTGATGGCGTTATCGCGGTAATGATTCAGCCCCAGACTAAGCACACCACAGGCTACCAGCATGACAATAATCACCACACACAGAACACGGTTCATATCACCACCAACGGATTGCCCAGACCAGAACAGCAATGGCCACAATACGAATGGCAAATGCCATTGCCCGAATAAGTTCAGCACTCATCTTTTTAAAGTTCACGATTTCAGCGCAATGACCAGTTTTGCCAGCCCATACAGCATCGGAGACACAGCAATACCAACAGCCACCCACTTAATAGCAAAAGCCAGCGCTCTGCTGATGTCATCAGTCACTGTCACCCCAGCAGCCCCGACGAAGACAACATCACCCAGGCGAGGGACAGAAAAAGAGCAACCAGCATTAGTGAAAATGAAATACCGACAATCACACACAGGACCTTTGCCGGCGTTATGAGTTTGTCTGACATAGCTACCCCTTAATTGCCACAATTAACTGGGATACTACCCATAAAAAAGGGATGCTCCAGACCAGCAAAAATTTCCAGTTTGGTAATTGACTAATCATGAGTCGCAACTCCCTAATCAGTTTGCTAAAATCAATCAAGGCAGCCTCCCATAGCTTACTGCCATAAAAACAAAACCCCGCTTGCTGCCAACAAACGGGGTTTTTACTTTTATTCACTTAGGTTTTGCCAGTTCACAGGACTTCGTGTTATCCGCCCGCGTTGGCCAACCTCATTTTTCAGCAAAATATTCTGCTTATCTGTCGATTCCCCAGCACGCCAGCGCGCTCTCCTGGTCACGACGGAATACCTGACCGTAACAGTTATTTGAGCGAATACGGCAGTCTCTGCCACCGTCCTTAATCCACCAGCGAATCGCTTCGCATGCTCCCCTGCGATCACCTGCATTAATTCGTCTGTAAAACGTCGACGGGAAACACTTACCGGGACCAATGTTGTACGGACAGAATGACGCGATCCCCGCTTTCTGGGGTTCGGTCAATGGCACTTTGATGTTTTTCTCCACCCATGCCAGCGCCTTATCACGCTCAATGGCGTTAACCCGGTCGCATTTTTCCTTCGACAACTTCATGCCCGGAACGACAGGTTTGCCATCCACCAGGATGGCACCGCGGCAGATGGTCCAGATACCCGCGCCATCACGGTATGCCGTGGTGTGGTTACCTTCCTTTTCATCCAGAAACTGGTCGAGAATGTCAGGCGCAGGCGCACCGACGGCAATCAGTGCCAGAACGGCAGCCGACAGGCCGTATCTGATTTTTGCGTTCATGGATATTTATCAGGATTTATCGGTTTCTGAGCCCTGGATATGTTTATCAGTTCCAGCCTGTTGCCTCAGGCTGCTAACAGGTCAATACAATCATGAGGATTATTTATGGACAATAACACCATTTCTCTACAGGAGTTGCTCGACAGCATTTCCAGGCTTCGGGAAGACGTGAATACCCTTACCGTCGCCTTCTCATATCTGGCATTCTCAATTCCAAGGGAACAGATGCAATCAACGCTGGCATCAATCCAGTTTGAATCATGCAATCCCAAATGGTCTCAGGAACAACAAGACTCTTTCAGGCGGCTTGCTGTATTACTGGATGAAAAATATGCTGGTAAAATTACCATTTCGGCGGACTCTTCAGAGAACCCGTAATTATTCCCGGTAGTTTTCCTCTGTAGGTTATCAACACATCCTGCGCCTCTAAAATTACGGGGCGCTTTTCCGGCGACTGCTCATCCCCTTCACATAACCCGGCAGCAACATCCAGGAAGACCTGTCTGATGCTCCTTCTGGCTGCTGCCTCATAAAACTCCAGCGCGGCACCTTCAACACGGTCCAGCGAGATGTCCAGGTCAAAAATTTCACCGTCAAAGCGTTTTTTGTCCCGTAACGCTAAAGTTACCGTAACTTTATTCTCAAAATTGCGGATCCCTTTCACAATCAGTTCATAGTTTTGAGTCATTGAATTACTCTCCCCGTGCCGCCTTACGACGGTCCTCTCTGATTTTGAAATACAGGTTAGTCAGATATGTCAGCAGCCCAAACAGCAGACTCCCCAGCACGCCTATTGCCGCCCACTGAGACGGGGAAACCCTGTCCAGCAACTGCAGGAACCAGTAGCCCGTTCCCACCGCTGACGTGGTGTATGACACACCTGTTGTGATTTTTTCCATCTGGTACATACCCCGTCTCCCGTTATCCGGAAGCTGACAACAATAAAAAAAGCCACCAGTTAAGTACTGATGGCTCTGATAACTCATGCAGGCATCTCAGACGACCCACTGACACTACCGGTGAGTTTAACGATACCTTCCATTTGACTGGCTCACTTTTTATGATGATGCCGGTGCATTTATCTCCAGCACCAGACTTTCTATCTCAACGCCATACGTTGCATTTTTGGTAATATCCGTCAGCGTCAGCGCATTCAGCCCCAGTGTCAGACTGTCTTTTATGACCTGGAATGCCGGGCCAGCCACTCCATTCAGTT